TAAGCAAAAGCACTTGTGCCACCCCAAGTGCCAATGACACCAGAAGCAACGGCTTGATTATTTGTACCTAGAATATCATTATATTGTGTCCCAGCAGACAGGTATGAATAAACACCAGAAGTCGTATATGAAGATGAACTAAGACCTCCACTGTTTCTTAACTGAATTTTTAATGTTCCAGAATTAGATGTATTAGTAATATTGATTGTTACTTTATAATTATCGTAAGTTGAAGAAAAAACATCCGTTATGGAAGGTTGAGAAGAGTTAGAAAAACTTACTGTTTTAATTAATTCAAGCCCTGGTGGGTTTAATGTTCCAGTTGAAAGCAAGACCCATGATGACCCGTTCCAAACGTATGCTTGATCTGTGTCTTGTTGATATATAACCTGCCCCTCGTATGGACTAGCGGGACGTGTAGAGGAAGTGCATACGCCAGGTTTGGAGATGGCGGATGTCGGGATGTAGGAACTAATCGGCATTGGTGTCAAACTCCTCTGGAATATTTCCTTCCGCAAGCCATGCTAGATAATTCTGGTAGTCAATATTTTCTTCATCAAATGGGATGATTGCATTGTCAGAAATACGACGAATGCTTCGTGCATCTGATTGAAGAATTGGATCGTAGCATTTTTTATACATTACAACTCCGAATTAAAGTCAAGATACTGAGAACCACCATTGGTATAGAGTGTCACGCAGCCAGTACTTGATCCAGCTCCGCCATTAAAATCCAATTGACCGTGGTTTTTGCTATTATAAGTACCTATAAGACCAGTCCCAGTGCCAGTAGTAGTGCCATTCCAAAAATTAAAAGTTCCACTAACGGTTGTTGTCGGCGCAGAGCGCATTTCTGTATGAAATGGAATTAGGGTTCTAGTAGAGCGAATTGAAGAATCGTTTACTCCAACACCTGCGGGATCAATGCAGCGCCAAAAATATCGTTTACATAAATGAAGTTCTATACTAATAGGTCTATATTCAAACGGGGTTGCTTGGTAGTTCTGCTCAAGTTGTACACCCCATATGTCAATGTTTATACCATTAACCGTTGACCCACCATTTAAAGGTCGCACATCAAGATAAGAGTTTGTTCCAATTGTTTTACCCGAAATTGATGGAATATTAAACGAAACAACAAATTTCTGCCAAGAAGTAGTAAGTGTAATAGTGGAAGCAGTTGTAGTTACAACACTTGAACCGCCAGTTCCAAAGTTTTGCTCAATCGTAGGTGCAAATACCGAAGTTTCAGAACTGGCCTTTGCCCAAAAAGAAAGCATAACTTGCTGTCCTGCGCATGTACGAACATCCTCAACACGTTGTGTAAACCAGAAAGTACCTGATGGTGTTCCAGACCATGCGATACGCGCATAAAATGTGGGTTCTTGTCCAGAAATTGCATTTCCCGGAGTAAACGCTTGTTGTGTTACGGACACTGTTTGACCAGATGCCCCTACAATAGCCCAACGGTCTGCTGTATACCCAGCAGCGTTAAATGATGTTCCTCGTTGCCAAATGTCAAAACTGCCATTTATGATTTTGTTGCGAAAACCTAGGCCAGCGGGTAACAAAGCCGATGCTCCAAGTACAGATGTTATGCCCATTAGTTGGTCTTCTCCCATCCCAACGCCATAACAGTTATAGCTGAAGCGTAGTCTGCGTAACCATATAATTGTTCAGTTGCCTCTAGGACCATTGCAGTATCTAAAACTACGGTATCATTTGCAGCTATAGGCATTCCGGAAGCAAATCTATAAGATGGTGTTGCGGCACTCCCTACTGCTAAATAAACAAGCCTATCTGAACCATCGGTGTTGCAAAAAATGATTTGTTTTATAACCCAAGTTTTGCCTGAACCAACTGCAGAACCTACGGCAGCGTTAGAAGCGGTCAAAGCTACTGGTCCTATTAATCTTTTTTCTACCCTATCACCTGAGGCCATTTTATGCTCCTATGTCCATAGTAATTATAGCACTAAATTTAGAGCTATTCATTGGATCTGTAACCGCTGTGGTATTAACCCAATTAGTTCCGTTGTAAGCAAGTACTTGATCTGGTGTTGCAGATGTTATATTAACGTCCGTTAAATCATCAATTGCTAAAGAAACGGTTGTTCCATCAACTGCTGCAAAAACAGCTACCCTAATTGAATTAGAATCTGGTACATAGCTAAAATCTAGCGTAATTGAATTAGTAGTAGTTGCTTCCCATCTGACGTCAATAGACTCATATGGTGAGCTTGCGTTTTTGCAAACTACAACTATATCTCTAGTTCCGTAAATTGTGATTTATAGAAAAGGAAGACGAACTACCATTTCCTAATGTTGTCACATAACTAGAACCAGATGATCCTCCACCTGAAGAAAACTCAACTATTTGTGCAGAATCATTTTTATAAAACAACTTTCCATCTGCATAATTAATGGCTAATTCACCATATTCTAATGAAGATGGTGTAGCAGATGCTGTACTACTATGTTTAATTTTAATAGTATTAGCCATTAACTACTCCAAATTTAAATATATAATATTATATACTTAGAATGTTCCACCGTCAATTGTGGCGTTGTCAATTGTAGCTGACCAAGTTCCAGTAGTTATTGTTCCAACTGTTGTAATACTTGTAGCCCCTGCGTATGTACCACCTGCAACAGCAGCTAGAGTTGCATTATAAGCCTGAACGTCAGTGCCAATTGCAAGACCAAGGTTTGTTCTTGCGTTAGATGCTGAAGTTGCTCCAGTGCCACCATAAGAAACTCCAACAGCTGTACCTTGCCAAGTTCCAGTTCCAATGGTTCCTAAGGTTGTAATGCTAGATGCTCCAGTGTAAGTACCACCTACAACAGCTGCTAAAGTTGAACTGTAGGCCTGAACATCACTGCCAATTGCAAGGCCGAGATTTGTTCTTGCGCTTGATGCTGAAGTTGCTCCAGTTCCACCGTATGATACGCCGACTGCTGTACCCTGCCAAGTTCCTGTTGAAATTATTCCAACAGATGTTAAACTAGAAGAAGTTACTCCAGAGCCAAGCCCCGAGCCAGAAAGAACAGAGGCTCCATTTATATAAAATTCCTTACCAGTTGCTAAATTTAAATGCTCAGATGATGTCCAAGCGTCTGTTGAATCTACCCAGCTAAAAGTTTTATCTGTTGTACCTTTAAGAGTAATACCGCCACCATCAGCTGATGCGTCTGACGGAGAAGCAGTTGAACCTAACTCTAAGTTCTTGTCATCTACTGTTACGGTAGTAGAATTAACTGTTGTTGTAGTTCCGTTAACTGTCAAGTTTCCTGTTACAGTTAAGTTTCTACCAACTGCTAAATCCTGAGTAACCGTAACATCATCTGGAAGACCAATGGTTACAGATCCAGTAGAAGCAGATACGCTAACTTCTCCAGTTGTTCCAGTAAGACCTGTTACTCCAGAGTTAGTAATTGTAGCAGTAGAGCCTTCTCCAGCGGTATGGCTGATTGAGATTCCAGTACCAGCAGAAACATCTACCATATAGTTACCAGTAGTGTCTGTGCCAAGTTCTACTGAATTAGCTGCAATTGTTGCGTTTAAGGTTGCATTTCCAAGGTTAGTAACAGTCACATTGCCAGTTAAATCTCCACCAAGGGTTAATGTAAAGTCTGCAACATCAAAATCTAACGTATTGTCAGTGTCGTCATATGTTACTGATATTCCAGATTCTGTGTTAGAAGAAACCATTGCTCCGACAGTGTCAGCAACTGCCTCAGCAAAGTCTGTTATAGCAGTAGATGCTATTGCTATGTTTGACGTTCCTGCTGCTGTTAAACGACCTTGTGCATCAACAGTAAAGGTTGAAACTGCTGTAGCAGAACCATAACTACCTGCTGTTACAGCGGTGTTGTCTAGGTTGATGGTTACAGTATCAGTTGCCCCTGCAACTGAAGAAAGGCCTGTACCACCAGATATTGTAAGAGTATCACTTAAACTTATGGTCTGATTAGAGCCACTGTCTCCTGCGACTGTAATTGAACCAGTAACAGCAGCTACTGAGTCATCAACATATTTTTTTGTAGCTGCATGCAGATCAGAACTTGGCGCTCCAACTGTTACGGTTCCAGAAAATGTTTTATTCCCAGAAATTGTTTGATTAGTACCTAGTGTGGCAAATGCTCCAGACCCACCAATGGCAATTACGCTTGTAGCAGAACCTCCTGCTCCACCAGTGCCCTTACCGTAATAAAGAACATCATCAACCTCAGTAAATGCTAACTCTGCATTTTCAAGGGACGATGGTGCGCCTGATGAACCGCCACTAGCTCTTCTTTTAATTCTAATTGTATTTGCCATTTTTAAAAGTTTCCTCCATCAACTAAATTTTCTTCTGAGTAATTTACCCATTGAGTTCCATTAAATCTCAAAATATCCCCAGTAGCACTAGTGCTAATAGTAACATCAGACAGTCCGTTTAAAACTGACTGAGATGATATTTGTGTTTCTGCGTTTATTATTCTATCTTTTACGGTTAAATGAGATCCTGCAGGATTAATACCTAGCACAGTCTGAATTGCTTCAACTGCATCGTTTAGATTAGAGTGTTGTTGGGAATGAGGTACGGAGCCCGAGCTTAAAGTATCTGATGAAGTTGGATTTATAAAATTATCTAAAGAACTAGGATATTGAGTAGACATAGATCACCTTTATTTTATAAAGAAAAGATTTTTTGAACGGTATTACTCCACTCTATAGTAATATTCGCAGTGGCGTTTACCCCTTGAAACGGCAAGCCTTCTGCTGTGTCTATGTATAAAATTAAAGGAGAAGTTGAATCATTTCCCGTATCTTTGTACACTAAAATATAACTAAAAGCGTTGCCGTTATAATTTTCTATTAGCAGATCTGATGCATCAAAAACACCAGCGGTCGTAGATTTATTTGTAAAATTAGATGAAGTAGATTCTATGTTTGAAGAACCTATATCAGACTTAAATTGATGTAAAGTTTGATTTGCTGTATATCCAGAATTTACAATAACAGCTTTAATTGAGTCATTTATAAAATCAATATCTCCATCTAGAATTAATTTTTTAGCGTAGCTATATATAAAATTTGACATTTATATGCCAATATCCTTTGAAACTATAATTCTGTATTTGTAATTAGATTCAAAATATATTGAACCCTCAGTATTATAGGCTGGAGTAGCATCAGTGGAAGGAAAATCTACATATACTTCTGGCCTCCATGAGTGCATAGAGACTTGAGTTGTCAAATTTTCCCATCTGCTTGGAGTTCTTTGAATTCTTTTCCTTTGTGCTTTAAAATAAATTGGATATAAAAAGTTAGATGCTGGTCTTTCGTTAAATGTGATAGTGACTCTTCCATTGTTATAAGAAGGGTCTATGTAAAAATCTCCATTAGCTGGATCTACGGAATCTATATAGAACTCTGGATTTTTAGCAACTATTTGATACGTAACAAATGGCTCAGCTAATATAGATTTATCTTCTACTAAAATTTCCTCAATAATTGGAGGAGTAGGATCTGCTATTGACGTAGGGGTTGCAGCATCTTGTACTGTAAATTTAATCTTTTC